CGTGCCGTGTTGCGGTCGCCTGACAGGAGGGTGTCATAGAACCGCAGCACACCTCTCTCTGTGTTCGCCCATTTGTTGAGGTGTGCAAGGCCAGTCCACTTTGCCGAATTGGCTTTGTCCAGCGCGACTTCTGCTCGTGTCGGGCATCCACTCCATGCTGTTGCTAATGCGAGGTCGAAGGCCATTAGGTCTCGTGCCTCGTGCTCGGTGTTGTAGTCGGCGTAGTCCAACGAGTACCAGCGGGCAGCTGAGTTCTCGTTCCCCCTGTACGACGCGGCAAGCCAGTTCACCACATCCGAGGGTGTTTGCCGCGCTTTCACACCTCGCGTGCTCATGTTCTTCTCCAAGTGCACACTGCCGTAGCTCCCATTCCAGAAGGCTGGGTCATCTTCGGCGTAGAGCGGTCTCGCTTTCCCACCTGGCTCAGGCTTGGTTGAGGTTCTGGCTACAACAATTGGGTGCAGAGCAATACACTTGGCTGCGAAGTCTGTAGGCAACTCCTCAACCACGGCCTTCTTCGTGGGGCGGGCGGATTGGTCGACTCGCTCGGGATCAGAGGCGATGGTGGCGTCAACCACATGCCTCATCGACGTAGAGCCATTCGGCACCCATGCTCCCCTCGCGCGCCACCACTGCTGCCTCGTTGTCAGCGCACTCTGGTCTGAGGTGTCCACCACTACTTCCACAGCCGTCTGCCTGCTCTGCTCGTCCATACTGTCGCTCCACAGTTTGCGGGAGAGGCGACCACGTTTGTCCACTGCGTAGTGCACGGGAGTGTGCGTGGTCCTTTTGCGAATGTCCGAGTCCCAATCAGCCTCCTCCAAGCTACGGTATGTCACGTTGCTCAGCTTCCGCAATGCCACCAGTTCCTCGGGTCCCAATCCAACATGGCCGATCACTGCTGGACAACGTCGTGCTGCGTTCAACCAGCTTTTTAGCTCCTTTTTCCATTCTAGCAAGGGCACTCGCTCCCAGTGAGCCACTTGTGCCAACTTGCGCACAGACGGAGGGTATTGTGAGAATGCGAGCAATGTGGCAGCGACTGCCCACTCATCATAGC